ATCAAATTCTTTATGTATGTATTTTATCATCCTAAGCATCTTGTTTCCATTTTTAATGTACCAAGTACTTATGATGGCTTGTAAGATAAACAACCACCCCATTCGGACGGTTGTTCTATTGGTAAGTTTACCAGTAACGTTATTATCATTTTTAAACATTTTATACATTGTAATATGCAAAATTTAGTAATTATTGCTGTCATGTTGAGTATCAACATTACGGCATTCACCCAAATCGTTGGGTTATCTAGCTTCGAAGTAAGAGACGATGGAACATTCAGACGAAGCTTCAAGACAGAGCAAGAGGCGATTGATGTTTATCAGAACGTTATTCATCTTAATGGCTTTGACACATTAGATATTTCGTTTAACTTGGGTGACAATCCAGTTGTTTTTGATTCATTTGTAAAGGACAACAGAAAGGTTGTTAATGTAGGAACGATTGTTAAACATGAGTTCGGTTATGACATCTTGTTCTTCACGTTTACTAACAAGGAGACATACTTGATGTCTGTATCAGACAACGATGGCAATGAAGTACGTTTAATCTATAAAAAGAAATTATGAAAGCATGGAATGATTTACAGAGAGACGTTAATCTATATCAAACGAGAGGTAGCGAGTACTACATTGACATGGGTGTAAAGATTGAGCGATTTGACAAGGACGGTAGGATAGAGATAAGCAACACCATGACACCATCCGAGCATTTCGAGCAGATAACATTTAATCAGTTTGTTGTGTTTAACGATATTGGTTGGATTGCTGGTTGTGCCACTGTCAACATTGACGTACTTAAAAAGAAGATAGAGCTTCAAGAATATTTATTGACTACTGAAGCCGTTGACAAAGAGGCAATTATCAGAAGAATAGAAAAAAATAACATTAAATTGTTGGAATATCAACAAATGTTAGTTAGCTTTGAAGCCCAAAATAGTAACAAATCAAATAAAATAAAATGAGTACACAACAAACACATTGGCGGAATATGATGTCCGACAATAAGTATCTCGGTGCTTGGGATTTGGAGGTAAATGGTAAGTACGAGCCTAGAATCGTTACCATTGAGAAGATCTACCAAGCTGAATTCGTTGGAGAGATGGGTAAGGAACAAAAGGTTTTCATTAAGCTTAAAGAGTTCACTAAGTCCATGGTGTCCAACAGAACAAACTTCAAGCGTCTTGAGACGTTCTTCAACTCCTTCAATCCTGACGATTACGTAGGTAAGCAGATCGTTCTTGGAACAGAGAAGGTCAAGAGTCCACAAGGAATGGTTGAGGCATTACGTTTCAGTACACGACCATTACCAAAGAATGAGCTACCATCATTACCAAATGAGAAGTTACAAGTAGCCATTGATTCAGTTAGATCAAAAGCAACAACGGTTGCTAAGATTAGTGGTCAGTACAAGTTAACAGCCGATCAAATCAAGCAGTTGAAGGATGCTGAAGCTTAGACCATCATCATGCAGTCCTATCTTTCTAGGTGAAGATGGGTTGACAGACAAGCAAGCAGAGATGCTTGAAGAGTTAATGAGTAAGATCAAGCTAACTGAGAAACAAGCTGAGAAGAGAGACGAGCTGATTGTGAAGCGTGACGCACCGATTGAGCTATCGGCTGGTGCAAAGACGTTGATCGAGGAGTATGTCGATAGGGTAGTATATGACTATTACGAGGACTTCTCTAATCCAAAAACTCAGAAGGGTTGGGCTGTAGAGAGTGATTCTATTGACGTATATAACCGACTTTTCTTTACGGACCACAAGAAGTTGGAGGAGGGAGATCAGTATTACGAATTAGAGTACGGTATATTAAAAGGTCATCCAGACGTTGTTGATGTAGTGAACAAAAGAGTGATAGACATTAAGTCATCATGGACAAAGAAAACGTTCCCGAAAACAAAAGAGAAAGCTTACGATATTGGATACCAGTGGCAAGTTAAGTCATATCTATACATCTTAACTAAAATGACTGGCGAACAATGGAGACATGGTGAGGTAGCTCACGTGTTAGTAACAACTCCAGAGGATATAAAACCTGAATGGGAGAACGACAGTTTACACTACACCGACAACTTGGATGACAACCTTAGAGTAACAATATGCGAGGTTGAGTTAACTGACGCTGACATCAAGAAGATTGAGAGTCGTATTGAGGTGGCAATTAAGTATGCAAATGAGTATTATCAACAATTAAATAATAAAAACAAATGAGTTCATTTAAACTAAATGGTGTGATCAAGATGATCAAGCCGACACAGCAAGTGTCAGAGAAATTCTCAAAGAGAGAGTTCGTTGTAACAGATCTATCTGAGGCTCAGTACCCTCAAGATATCCAATTGGAGTTTACTCAAGACAAGGTAGCCTTGCTTGATAACTTAATGGAAGGTCAAGAGGTTGAGGTAAGCTTCAATCTTCGTGGTCGTGAGTGGGTTAGTCCAACTGGTGACGTTAAGTATTTCAATACGTTACAAGCGTTTAGAGTTGATAAAGTAGGTGGTATGCCAGCAGTAAGTGTTTCAAGTACACCAGCTCCAGTAGCTGACGATAGTCTTCCGTTCTAATGTTAGGCCTAGCTATTTATATGTTATTCTCAGCGTTTTTTACGCTGGGGGTAACTCATAACGAGACAGATGGTATCGTTAATGTCGTATTAAAATTTATATTGTCAATTGCTTTTGGGTGGGCTATGATGCCATTATATATTGGTAGTTGGTTATCTTTAAACAACAAATAAATATGGAAACAGGTAAGTTTATCGGAACATTGTTCCAATCGAGAGACATGATGCATCTCGCACATTTACAAACAACATCATTCGCAGAGCACAAGGCTTTGGGATCTTATTACGAAGGCATCTTAGAGTTAACAGATTCGTTTACAGAGAAGTATTTTGGTCGTAACAAAAGATTGCCGATTGTGATTCCTGAGTCAAACAGTCAAGGTGATGCTAGGTCTCACTTGATGTCAATGCAAAAAATGATTGAGGCCGAGACTAAAAATTATCCTAATGACTTACAGAATATCATGGATGAGATGTTAGGATTAGTAAACGAAACGTTGTATCTGTTAACATTAGTATAGCCAACCAAGCTTTACTACGATATTGGTAATACCTATGGAGTAGAGGTGACGACCAGGAAAGACTGGTACACATTTGTGTTGTTCCCTTGAGAAAGGAAAAAGGTATTTTGTACAGTGGTTGAGTCTAGAAATGGATTCTTATGTACACAACACAGAGGACTTCTCATCCTCAACATAGTCAGGTGGCGGAATGGTAGACGCAAAAGAATGTCTAAGGTTGGAATCATTCATTCTTCCGATTACAAGTTCGAATCTTGTCCTGACTACACTTATAGTGATGTCGATCGTTCGAGAAGAACGGTTAAACTATTGACAGCTTGGAAAGACAGCATTTTTATTAACTAATAATTAAATCAAATGGAAGACACAGTAGTAGAGTCAATCATTGAGCAGTTTAGAGAACGCTCAGCCGTTGGAATTAAGAAGTACAACACAACCTTAGACCGAAAGGATTTAAGTACGTTAGAATGGCAGATTCACATGAAGCAAGAATTGATGGATGCCATCCTATATCTCGAGAAGTTATCTCAACAAGAAGAATTACTAAGACAAGCTATGATTGTGATAACTGACTATTTAAATGGTTATACAGTTACCGATCAGGCTGAGTATTTATTTTTAAAATATCATGGACATGACAACATTAGAAATTAATTACCAACAAGCCTTAAAGAATGTTGAAGACAGTAAGATAGCTTTAAAGGAAGCTATTGCTGATTTACTGGAAAACGGTAAGCCTTGTAAGAAAGGAGACCAAGTTAGAATTGTCACTGAGTATGGAAAGATTATAGAAGGATCAGCTAATACATTTGGTATCCTTAGATGCGAGAAAGTATACGTGACAAGCGTAAAGATCGACAAGAAAACAGTTTATATTTCAGAACCTTATAAAACAATTACATTATTATGACACCAAACGGAAACAAAGGCGCAATGCCAGTAAGTACAACATCGAAATTCAATCCTGGATTTACTAAAAGAGAATACATTGCTATCGAGATGCTTAAATCTTTAATCCCTGAGGATATTACTATGAATGAGATGGTTGATGAGGCTATTCAACTGGCTGACAAACTACTTGATGCTTTGGAGCGATGAAAGATCAGATAGTATATAACTCGGTAACTTGTTTAGAATGTTTAAAAACATTGGTGAGTTACCATAGACACGACTACCAAACGTGCGGTTGTAAGAACGAAACAATGGTAGATGGCGGAAAAGCTTATCTGAGATACGGTGGAAAAGATATGAGAAAACTTTCTTTGTACACTATATATGCAGATGATGACTTCCAGCTAGTTAGACAGTACGCTACTCGTGGCAGTAGAGGAGTAAATGGCAATGAACCGCTTACTTGGATACCATTATGTAAAATGACTGACGACCATCTGGAGGCAGTACTTGATTACGGTGGTGCTGATTGGCATTTAGAATTAATTAAAAAAGAAATAGAATGGAGAAAACAGCAGTAGAATGGTTGATAGATATGCTTGTGACAGAAAATGAAGTTACATTGAAAGGTGAGAACTACAAGCTATTCAATCAAGCAATAGATATAGAGAAGGAACAAATAATTAATGCTGCCATGTGGATGCCAAAACCATTTAGTAGCATGGAGTTTATTCCTGAGTTAGCAAAACAATATTATAATGATAAGTATGGAGATATGTAGCCACTGCGGCTCAGTGATAACGGATATTAGTATTGCTGAGCTATTAAAAAAAGTATCGGTATTGGTAGAGAAAGATGATCTTAGTGGTCCTTCAAGAAAGGAATCGTTGAGGCATAAGAGATGCTATCTATACAGAAAGATGCGAGATAAAGGAATACCATTACAAAGGATCGGTGAATATTTTGGAAGAGATCACGCAACAGTTATGCATGGTCTGGCAATGAATGAAATATACCTTAATGATAAAAAATATTTAAACGATACCAAAGAATATGATAACTTATTTCAAATCCATCAATGACACCGCATCACCATACCATGTTGATGTAAGTGTCGCTATAGACAGAATCAAAAGTGGTAAGTCTAAGGAGTTAGTTGAGGCGGTGCGTTCCGAGGTCATAAAGGACATTAGGAATGAACGCAAGAAGAAGCTTCCAGCTATTTGTTTCTCAGGTAAATTCTCCAAGCGTGCCGACAATGCTATCGTTGAGCACAGCGGAATAATATGCATTGATTTCGATGGGTTTAGAGATGAGCAACATTTGTTCTCTAAGCGTGAGGAATTGATTAATGATAACTATTCATACTGTGTATTCATCTCACCATCTGGTGATGGGCTGAAGGTTCTTGTTAGAATTCCTAAAGATCCGATGAACCACAAAAAGTACTTCAATGCTCTCGAAAAGCATTATGCTTGTGAAGAGTTTGATACCACCAGTAAAAACATCAGTCGTGTTTGTTACGAGTCATACGATCCAGACATTTATGTTAACGAACTGTCTTTCGTTTGGTCTGACATGGATAGCGTTGAGGAGTTCAAGAAGGACAATAGGCCAATGATTAAGGTCGATGACACCAATGAGATAACCAGACGTTTGACACTATGGTGGAACAAGAATTACGGAATGATTCCAGGACAGCGTAACAATAATCTTTTTGTATTAGCTTGTGCGTTAAATGAGTTTGGTATAGATAGGCAGACAGCTCATCAGATACTAAATTCTTATGACACTGACAGTGACATGACAAGAGAGATCGTTAATATTATGGAGAGTTCGTATAAGAATACATCCTCGCACAACACCAAATTCTATGAAGACATCGACAAAACTATTGCTATACAGAACGAGATAAAGCAAGGTGTTCCAATAGAACAAGTAGCTGACAAGTATGGTAGTGATGTTGTTGATGATTTCTCTACGCAACCTGAAGATTGTGAGAGCTTCTGGACCAAATCAAGCAAGGGTAAAATTGAGTTAGTTCCTCATCTATTTAGAGTTTTTCTTCAGGAGAATGGGTTCTATAAGTACTACCCAGAAGGATCGGTGAACTTTGTGTTTATTAGAGTTGTAGATAACATAATTAGTGATGCCAACGAGGACATTATAAAGGACTTCATATTGGAGTATTTAGAACGGCTTGGAGATATGTCAATCTATAATTTCTTTGCCGTCAATACTAAGTTCTTTACTGAAGGATTCCTTAACTTCCTACCTAAGATAGAAGCTAACTTTATGACGGATTCGAATGATACAGCCTACTTGTATTATAAGAATTGTGCTGTTAAGATCACTAGAAATGGAATACAACTTATTGATTATAAAGATCTTAAAGGATTAGTTTGGAAAGATCAGCGCATCAATAGAGATTTTAATGAGGCATCCTTTGAGGAGTGCGAGTTTATAAAGTTTATTAGTAACATATCTGGTGGTGAGAAGGAACGAATCAAGTCTGTTGAGTCAACGATTGGTTACTTGATGCACAGTCATAAGCCAGCAAGCTACTGTCCAGCTGTCATATTGAACGATGAGGTAATATCTGACAACCCTGAGGGTGGTACTGGTAAAGGTATCTTTGTTAAGTCAGTAA